GAGGCAGCGCGTGGCGCAATCCTGTTTATGATCGAGAAGAATATGCCCGCATGGCAGCACGCAGCAATTAGCCAATATGCAGCGATGACTGTCGTGGAGCACATTGAGACACTGCGATACACCTACAGCATGATGTCTCCGAGCTTCTCGTCATGGGTCGAAAATTTCAACCCGAACAGCTGGCTCAGGAAATACCAAGTCACAACGGAAGGCTAGGCTTCAAAGAGCTACGGGACGAACATCCAACCCATGTCAATACTTGATGTGCCAGAACAAAGTAACGTAGAGAACGTAAAAATCGTCTTAGGGTAGCTAGGAAGACACGTGAACGAGGAACGCTACGTCAAGCTCACAGACAAAATGTTCGAAGAAAAAGGCGTACCATCATCGAAAACACCTGCAACTGAGGTAAAATTCATGCCTGACCAAGTGCTGACGGAAAAGGTCACACGAGTGCAAGGTGAACGCCTGACGTAAGGAGTATCTGTTACGAGAGACACAGAGAATGACTTACAAATCTATGTCAACAAAACAATATTCAGAGAACACGTCACTGACTCAAAGGACACTATCTCTGGTTGCGAAAGAACAAAAACGCCTTGGACATAGTATAAAGCACACCTTGATGAGAAAATGCATCCCAAGTGTGCCACCGTCGACCCCAACCTTACAGGCAACACAGGAAACGCCTAGTCGTACGCTAATACTGTCCAATCGCAAATGAACGGCATAATCAAGCGCCTAACTGCAGCTCCACAGAAGAAATGCCGAGTCTAAGGCATGCTTGCTTAGAGCTAAGGCACGAGAATGTTCAAATATTGCAAAGCCTACCAGACGCAGAAAGAACTCTCGGCGTCCTGGAATCGTGCCAAAAGAGTGTTGTAGGAAACAGCGTTGGAAGAGATACGCAGTGGCAGACAAATCTTCAAGGAAATGGATTTGCAAGAAGCCCGCGCAGCACTTAGACGCTGGGGAATACTGGTCGCACCTACAAGACTCGACTCTATGGTGAAACGCAATGAGTAAAACTTCGGACCAGCCTATGAGCGTATTGTCTCTTGCGAACAACGTCTTACGTACACGGATATTGTCGAAAATCCCGTAATGACAAGAGCACTCCGAGTATGGGTCAACAAAATAATGATGTCAGCTTGGAGTACCTTCAACGAGAGACAACCACTTCACATTGCTGCGTTTGGAATGACAGGCGTGGAACTCACCGCCATGATGAATAAGAAGATCGAAGCCTTCGAGAAGAAACTCAGGCGTGGTGGCTTGTCCGGCCGGATGAAAGTCATCATCAGCGACTTCTCTCAATACGACTCATTCCAATCGAACGACAAACACAACGTAGTGCGAGGATCACTAGAGAACTTCCCGTAAGATTCACTAGCCGCGCTACTGAACGTGGACAACCTCACCGCAAGAAACATTGTCCAGCGTGTGTATTGTCAAAAACGAGACGTTTAGGTCAAAACTGCCGACGGCACAACAGCAGCAGTGTTCCGCATGAAAGGCATAACGCAGTCCGGAGATGCGCCTTTCACTACCGACAGCAACACAAAAACAAACTTCTTCACTTACTCCCAAATCTTCAAGGAGATCGAAGGCTATTAGATCCACGTAGCAGGAGGAGACGACACAATACTTATCGTCCCAGAGGAGCTGGTAAACTACTGCTTAAACATGATGGACTAACGCACAGCCAGACACCAAGAAATTTAGTCAGAAGTTGGAGAAGTGCTGAAAAATCCTCGAGTAGTGGAAGCGGATGATTAGGCTGACTTTTAGTCTAAGATGTTCTACTGGGACGGTTCTCGCTTCGCAGAAGAAGGACCGACGCGCCCGTTGAACCGCATCCTTACGCAAATCGCCATTTCCGATCAGCTTCACCCTACAGCTGAATGGGAAGCAGAGCGTGCCTAGTGCTTGGCATACGAATTCGCCAACTACTTAGTCCACGGTAACCTTACCGACGCTCATGCTAAGCTGATAGAGAACTTGTATCTCTACTTCACCGGAAAAGCAAACAAGGACCCACAACTAATTCTCGACAAGGTCCTCGCCAAAGACGAAAAGGCAATGTTGCAGTAACTCAGGCACGACCGCAATGAGTAAAAGATGTTGTGTACAGCGACAAGCTATTGGCGCGTCGAAGAACTTTCTGACTACGCACTGTCAGTTAAAGAACGCGTCTTGAATCTCGATTTGCCCGAAGTTCAGCTCATTTATTGAGTGATATACTTCTGTAACAACCGTATAAAACCAAAAATAAACTGACGAGTCAACGTGTCATTTTGTTAGGGTTATATGGGGAGAGGTTGGGAAGGTGATGACAGCCTATGTGATTGTGTAGTTTTCGGACCGCACATGATTATGCCTCTCATACAGTCAGACCTATGTCCTACAATGTATATGCCTCAAACTTGTACTCTATCACCGCCTGTACCCAAGGGAATACGAATATGCCGTATTGTGCAGGACGGTAATCCCATCTCGCTTGAACACCTGGAGGATGCTTGTCCAGCTCGCTTCTCTCATCTTTCTGAGCCGCGGTTCCCCCGTTAGATATCGCAGCTTACTCCGGGAACCGCCTTGCATACTTCGAGTGTGCGTGAGGCGCCCTTCCTCACGGCTCAAGCGAAACGTGTCCCTACCGATCACGCGTGCAGCGCTGGCTAAAGCCTAAATGCAACGCAATCGGAAGCTACGGGGACAAAGGCCGGATCGTATTGTCAGTTACGGTCCGCCTTATTGAATTTCTCCTGTAAAACCTTCTGGCTCGGGCAACAGCCAGAAGGCAGGAATCGAA